AGAAAAAATAGAGTTTTTCTTTACACCTCAAAAAGATCAAGATCCAAATATAAAAAATTCTATAGAACTTGTTGAACCAGGAACTCAAAAACCTCTTGTAGATTTTGATGAACCTACCATTGAAGACTATATACAACCATCTGAATTATGATCAATATAGGTTTAGGAACAATAGAAAAAACAGAAGAAGAAATTGGTTCTGCTTTAGGTCAATTAAAAACAAGTTATTGGGAAGCTCAAGGAGCAAACATTGCTAACTCTTGGGATTACAATCCAGTAGCATCTTTATTTAGATTAGAAGAAAAAAACAAAGCATATGAATCAAGTAATGTTTATTTAAATAAAGATGAATTAAATAAAGAATATGCTGGATTAGGTTTGTATTTTGAACAAGATACAAGAGAAGGTGTTGTAGATTATTTAGTTCAAAGAAAACAAATTGAAAGAACAAGGCAAAGTGTTCTTGCTCGTGGACCAAAAAAAACATATGGAACTTTTTTTTTAGCAAGTTTAGCTACTAACTTTGTAGATCCAATTAATATTGGAGCTTCTTTTATCCCAATAATTGGTCAAGCAAGATTTATAAATATGGTTGCAAAATCTGGAAAAAATGTAGCAAGATTAAAAAAAGGTTTTGTTGAAGGTTTAGTTGGTAATGCCGCTGTTGAACCTATTGTTTATGGTGTTGCAAGATCAGAACAATCAGACTACGATCAATGGGATGCTTTTACAAACATAGCCGCTGGTGGTGTTTTAGGTTCAAGTTTTCATGTTGGTATTGGAAAGTTGGGAGATTTTATTGCAGAAAAAAGTGGTAAGCCAAATATTTATCAAAGACTTGCTGCAATCTCTCCAGAAAATCAACAAGATTTATTAAGGTATTCTATTGGCAAAATTGTTAAAGGAGAAAAAGTAGATACTGGAGATTTAATAGTTAATAAAACAAAAATAGGTGATCCAGAATTAAATAAAATTGATGATCAAATAAAAGAATTTAAAACTTTATATCAAAATTCTTTAGATAAAAATGATGTTAAATCTGCAAAAGTTTATTTACAAAATTTAAGAAATTTACAAAAAACAGAAAGAGAATTAGTTGAAGTTAAAAAACAAAAAAACGATCAAGCAATAGAACAAAGAAAATCAAATATTGAAACTAAAGATGAGCAAGGAATTGTTCCAGAAAATACAATACAATATAAAGATAAAAATCGTTCTGAGTTAGAAATAGAAGCAGAAAATATGAATCAAAGAAAACAATTTTTATTAAAACAATTAGATATTATAGATGAAGATACATTACCAGATCAAATAAAAGAAGATAATTTAAAGATAAATCAAAGTGATAATTTATTAAAAAATAAAAATAAAGTAAAAGAATCGTTACAAGCAGGAATTAACTGTACTAGGAGATCTTTATAATGGCTAATAAACCAGGAATAAAAACATTTAGTAAATGTTTTAAAGAAATGAAAAGATTATCTGGAGATACTATATCAGATGAAAAAATAAATGAATTTTTAGATGAAATTAAAAAAAAAATTAATGAAGATCAATTTAAAACTGGAGAGCAAAAAACAGAAAGAATATTAGAAGATGAGATATTTGACAACTTTGTTTATCAAGAAGCTTTAAATAAAAGAAATTTAGCTGAAAATAATATGAAAGCTATAGATCAATATCAAAAAGTTGTAGATGCTGTTGAGTTGTCTGCGGGAAAATTATCTCCAAATAAAGCTGTATCTGGAATATTAGTTGGTATTCAAGAATTTTCTTCTGTTGCCAGAAACTCTATTGGTTCAAAACAAAACACAATAGAGGTTGTAGAGATTGGAAGATTGTATCAAGCTTTAAGAAAAATTAAAGTATCTGATGAAAAAAAAATTGGTAAAGATGTTTGGGAAGCTTTTTCAGAAGGTAAAATAGATATAGAAATTAAAAAAGAAATGGTAGGTGAAAGTACAGGAGTATTAGAAGCTAGAGAAGCAGCTAAAATATTAAAAACTTTTCAAGAAGAATGGAGAGGAAGATTAAATGATTTAGGAGCTAACATTCAAAAGTTAGATGATTGGATTACTAGAACAACACACAATACTGAAAGAATGGGAAATGCTAGTAAAAATACAAAAATTGTTGCTGACAACAGAATAGCATGGAGAGAATATATTAAACAAAGATTAGATTTAAAAAGATCTTTTGGAGAAGTGGGTAACAATGAAAAAGTAAATAATATACTAGATGATATATATGACAGTTTAATGTCTGGAGATCATTTAAAACATGGTGGAACAAATAGTATTTATGGAACAAGAAATGTTGCTAATCGTTTAAATGCTTCAAGAGTTTTACATTTTAAAGACGCAGCTGCCAGACATGAATATGATCTTATGTTTGGAGAACCTTCTTTAAAAGAAAGTGTTCTTGGAGTTTTAAGTAATTCTGCAAGAAATATTGCATTAATGCAAGAATTTGGAACAAATCCTCAAAACACTTTTGAAAAAACTTTAGCTTTATTAAGAAAGAAATATAAGAGTATAGATCCAAAAATAGCTAAAGATTTAAACTTTGAAAATTTTAAAAATGAATTTTTAGAAATTGATGGAAGTATTAATGCTATTGGTAATCATACTATGGCTAGAGTAGGAATGGTTGTTAGAGGATTACAATCAATGGGTAAACTCGGTTTTGCTGGAGTTACATCTATTGCAGATATTGCTCAATATATGTCTACTACAAATTTTCAAGGAAGAGGTTTTCTTTCTGGATTTGGAGAAGCAATGAATGCTTTATTTAAAACTCAAGATAAAGAAGCAATGGAAGTATTAGAAGTTATAAGTAACTCTATTATTGGAGATTCTTTTGCAACTAATAAATATGGAGTTGGTAGTGATACCTGGGGAATAATGAGTAAATTACAAAATAAATTTTTTAAATGGAATAGTTTAAATAGATGGGTATCAAGTTTAAAATCTGGAATGACAGTAGGTTTATCTCGTCAATATGGTATGTTAGCTGACACAAAATTTTCCGCTTTAAAACCAAAAGAAAGAAATCTTTTACAACTTTATGGAATAGATGAAGGCAAATGGGATATGTTGCGATCTATTGAAACATTAGATGTAAATAAAAAAAGATACATGACAGCAGAAGCTGCTGGAGCTTTATCAGATGATGTTATTATAAAATATGTTGGAAGAAGTTTATCAAAAAGAGAAATAAGAAATTTTAAAAAAGATTTAGAAATGACTTGGAGAAATGTTTTAGTAGATCAAGCTACCCATGGAACTCCAGAACCAGATGCTGCTATAAGAGCTTTAATGAATCAAGGTATGAAAAAAGGAACTGTTGGTGGTGAAGGTATTAGATTTATTGGTCAATTTAAAAGTTTTCCAATAACTATATGGAAAAAAATTATTGGTAGAGAATTAAAATCTTATGGTCCAGAAGTGTTAGAGGATTCTCAATTTGCAAAAATTACTGGATTAACTTCTATGGTATTATTATCTACCGCTTTTGGTTATATTGCTATGTCTGCAAAAGATATGTTAAAAGGAAGATCACCAAGAGATCCAAGTAAAATATCAACTATATTAGAATCATTAACAGCAGGTGGTGGATTAGGTATTTATGGAGATTTTTTAATTAATGAAATTCAAAATGAATATGGTAATAACATTTTTCAAACTATTCTTGGACCAACGGCTTCCGATCTTAATAAAGTAGTAGATATTATTACTAATATAAATAACCCTAAAAAAGCAGGTAAAAAATTTATTCAATTAGCAGAAGGTAATATTCCATTTTTAAATATGTATTATTCAAAAGCTGGTTATGATTATTTGATTGGTTATCAAATTAAAGAGTTTTTAGATCCAGGATATTTTGAAAGAATAAAACAAAGAAATGAAGAAAAAAGAGGTCAAACTTTTTATTTTAAACCACTATAGACAAAGGATTTATAATCTAATATAGAGAATTAAATATGACAATATCATCTACTACAGTAAAGAACTCCTACGCAGGTAATGGTACTCTTGATACATTTAACTACACATTCAAGATCTTTGCTGACACAGATTTACAGGTTATCATTAGGGATGCGACAGCTACTGAAACAGTAAAAACTTTAACTACTCACTACACAGTAACAGGTGCAGG